CTATTGGTTTTTCTTTAACGCCTTTAGGAAGGTCTTTTGCAGTAAGTGGAGCTGATAAATCCGCTTGTTTTAGATTTTCAGCTACTTTTGCAACTTCATGTTCTTTTTTCTCAACTGTGATAAAATTGCCTTCAAGATGAGTTCTAAACACTTCATTTTTTAACAAGGCTTCATATTCAGCTTCAGTAATTCGAGTCATCACGCCTTTAGGGGTATGGAATACGCCGTTAGTCATAGACTTGTCATTAACCAACCCATGACCGCCATGTATAGTAACTTGGTGTGTAACAGGCGCGGATTGAGTGTGGGGCACTTCAATATCATATAGCGTGTAAATATTGGATGCCGTTAGTGTAGAGTAAACGAAATAATCTGACATAACAAAAACTTTCTATTATTAAATGACAAAAGGGAATACGGCATTTTAACACCATATCCCCTTCAAGTCATTAATTAAATACCAGTGTAACGAACCACACACGTCGGACGTTTCAAGAATACCCCAGCCGTTGCATTAGAGAATGCTTCTGCAAAGCCCTTCAACTCACGAACCACGCCCAGAACTTTAAACTTAGCAGGAACCATCTGAATGAAAGTTTGCCCACCATCGCTTGAAATTCCGTCGCTAATGCTATCAGCATATAGATACATCACGTTAGCCCCACCGTTAGCGGCGGTCAATTGTGGTGCAAATTCTACCCGAATGCGTGGGTAACTTTGTTTAATCCACTCGCGCACGCTAATGCCGAAATCAGAAACAGTAGATAGATAATCCACAACGCTAATTGGCAATGCTAAGGTTAAGTCTGTATTATCAGGGTCAACATTGCCGCCTGACTGTGTACGCAAGGCAGCAATTGCGGTGCGAATATCAGCCGTAATATTTAGGAAGCCTTTGTTTGACCATAAAGTTGATGAACCTGTACCAGTTGCCGCAACGGTAACATAAGCAGGCAAATTAGGGTCATTCAAGAAACCATAAGTGCGGTTAGTGCCTGAATTATAGCCGCTGAAACCAATAGTGTTACGCAAAATTTCCAAGTTAATAGCGCATGATTGGCGTTTCTCTTGGGCAGTGTTAATGCGAATTGCGGAAGAACGATAATCCTCTAATTCACCAACATGTAACCCAGTTTCAAAACGTGCAATTTCACGATATTCAAAGTTTGTGTTCCATGAAGAATAATTAGCGTTTGAGTAATCGCTATAAGGCAAAACAACACCTGTGTTTTCCAAAATAGTTTGAACAACTTGTTCGTCGCCCCAATCACCCACGGTCATAATACCAATAAGCGAGTCAATTTTGCGAATATTTACAAGCGCATGGATTACACCAACTAGCCACTCTTGCAAGAATTGCACGGGGGTTGTAATGCTTGGGGTTAAAATATTGCCTTGGATGCTATCCATTGCATAATTGTTATACTCATCCATAACCTCTTTAACGTATTTTGCGCTGCCAGAATAAATACCGACATCACGCAACACGCGCAAGTCTTTGCCATCAAAGGTAGTCAACGCTTCATTTAGAAGCGCAATATCCTTTGCGGCAAAAGACGAATAAACAGGGCTTTTTTCTTTAGAGTTTTTCATTTATATCTCCTATTAATTGGTCAATGTGATAACTGCAAGACCAGGAGTCGTAACAGTGTAATAATCAACTTTTGCATTGGGAACTAAGGTATAAGCATCAACGGTAATTGTGGTTGAAGTTACTGTTTGCGAATTATTAACAGTATAAGTTCCAGTTCCACCAACGCCAGTTCCGAAACCTGTAATAATAGTTCCTTCTTCAATGCCTGTACCTGACAACGGTTGACCTATAGCAAGAACGCCAGAACCAACAGCGGAAACGGTTAGTGTAGTTGTTGCGATTGAACCTGTAACCGAAGCAGCAGGCAATGGGCGATTAGGTGCGGTCATTACAGTTGCAGAACCAACGGTTTGAGAGTTGTTGATTGTATAAGTACCTGTGTAACCTTTACCAGTTCCTAGCGCGGTGATATAAGTTCCGGGAGTTACACCAGTTCCAGTGATTAAGTCGCCAACTTGCAACGCACCAGAAGTTAGTGCACTAACGGTTAGCGTGGTGGTTGAAATCGTCGCTGTGAAGCTAGTTACAGGTGCGATTGATGATAATGCACCAGTAGTGTTATCATAAACCAGCAAATCACCAATATTAGGCTGGTTTTGCAAGTAAGCCCACATAGTACCCATAGTGACAAAGTTGCCCTGCACATAATCAGCAAGAACCATTATAGGGGCAAGAGAGCCACCAGCAGCCGTACCATAAGAGGCGTAAGCCTTAGGGTCGGCAAGGATACCTGCAAACACACCAGAACCACCAGCAGCAGCTACGCCTTGAGATGTTAGTGTAAAGGCAGTTGCGCCGACAACATTATAAGCCGCACTAGCTGAATCTATTTGTAATGATTGCGAGCGAAGGGGGGCATTAACAAACAATTCACCTGCTAACCCAGCCGCATAATTTGTATTTACTACGGTTTGTAGTGACATAATAATCTCCTTATTTACGATTTTTGCTTACTAATTCAGAAAGCGCAGAAGGTGTCGAACCTGTGCTTGCATCCATAGTAAAATTACTAACGCTAGACGCTTTACGTCCTGCCATAAATCCACGCAATACGGCAAATTCTTCACCACTTGCACAATCTAAGCCAAGTTTTTCTACGCCATAAGCAGCAACTTCACCCAAGGTTTTGTCTGCACAATCAAAAACGCCAATATGTTGTGACAAGTTACGCGCCAAATCATCACGTTGTTTAATGTCATTCATAATGGTTTTGCTTGCGGTTGCTTTGAACGAATCCATAGCCGCCTTAACTTCGCGTTGAACAATTTTAGCAACTTCTGATGCGTCCATACCGTCTTTTTTTTCGGTATCGTCGTAGTCTTTGCCTTTTTTGTCTTTGGCTTCTTCTTTGATGAGTTTGGCTTCTTCTTCCTCTTCACCATCTTTTGCTTTTTCGGCTTCTTCTTCTTTGTAAGCCTCTTCGTTGTCTTTAGTTACTTTGTCTTTATTCTCTTCTTCTGCCATGATAGCATCTCCTATTAAATTAATATCTAAGTGGTCGAATGTGAACATTGAATCAAGCACGGCAACATCGCACCGCGCAGAATCAACTAATGCAAGGTGGTTGCCTCGCAAATTCCGTTGTATATATTCGTAAGGTTCGCCGTTAAACATTCCGCTTGCTTTTTCATATATACATCTATAGCCAAGGGATAAATCTGTTTTACCCTTTTTAATTAAATCGTATAGCTTTTGGCTAAATATTTTTAAGTTCGCATACAATATGCCGTCCTTAAATTCCACCAAGTCGCCCGTTGTTCCTTCAATGCCCTTTTTTTCGGGTGCGGTTAAGCCTTGCTCTTGGCTGCCAAGCATCACATGGTCATTTATTAAGGGTATCAACTTAAAGCTATTAATAGCGTCTAGGTTTTCTAGTTCCTCCGCAGGGCGATAAACCCCGTAAATCTTGTCTGGTTCTGGTGCTCCAATGCTTTTTCCTAAATAAGGAAAAACCCCAGCGCGGGAAATTGGATTGCTTAGAATGCTAACATAATTGTTAATATCAACATCGCGGTTGCTATCCATTGATGGAGTCGTCACAATAGGCGCACTATCCAGCGCGGCAACTTCATCAACAATATCTGACTTTAGCGGCATAATTTCTCCTTACCTGCCATTTTAACGCAAATTAAATATACTGTATAGTTAATCAAATTTTATGACAGGTATTGCCAAACAGCGGCAATTTATTTGCTCTCCGGGAAGAAATCTGCCCCCTGTTTTCTCGTCTGCAATGGGTGGGGAGTCAAAACGAAATATTCCTCCGCTTAACTCTATATGTCGTTTTCGTGCGTGTCGCGTGCCCGTAACGTGCATCCATTTAAATTCTTCAACACCTAGAGCTTGAGCGCGAGAGGCGTTAATGTTGGAATAAATCTTGCGAGTTTGGTCAAGCGCAATCATTCTTGCGCGTTTTAGCGTGATGTTGCGATGCTTGTTCAAAAATGGCACTAAATCTTGCAAGCCGCCCGTTCCTGCAATTGAGCGCATAACCGCACCTTGAACGCCTGACAAGTATTGCGATGCTATGCTTTTGATTAGCCCCACATTTTCGGCAACGCTTGCGGTCAAAACTTCCTTTAGCTCATTATTCAATATATCCGTGGATAATGACAAGCCGTTTGTAATAGGTGTTAGGCTGTCACGCAAAGAAACCGCGCTTGCACGATTAGAACCGGCAACAACTTGTTCTGATAATGTTTTTGCAGTGTCCGCAAATAATGCCTCAAACTTGCGTTGCAGTTTATTTGTTAATATACGCGCCTTGCTTGCTAGGCTGGCATCTTGGGCAAAAAACGCCTCGCCATCGTCACTTTTGAATAACGCCTTTATCTCGCGCTCATATTCACGCGCCATTTTATTAATCATCTCCGCAAGCGCACGGTCATAGCGAGTTGCCACGGCGTAATTTGGCATTAATGGCTTACCCACCAAAACATTATTATTCTTCAATTTCGGTGTCATTGTCTGGCTCGTAATTTTCATCAAGTCCATTATAGCCACTAGCAGCATCCGCGATTATTTTGGTGCGAATGTCCATACCATCAACCGCGCCCATTTGAACGTAGAAATTATCTGTTTGCGCTTTTTTCAAATTCACGTCTGCTAGTTGCTCCGCGCTCATTTCATTGATTGGATTCCACTTGATTGATGTATCAATTGGTTTAATGCCAAACTTAGGAGCTATTTCGGAGCGCATTAATAGTAGATGATGGCGTTCAACAAGCGGCGTTAAATCCATTTCTTGTAAACCAGATAAGAACTCGTGATACGATGTTTCTTCATATTCGCCCGACGCGCCAAATCCTTTTGGCGACGTGCCTAATAATTTAGTCGCTGGCACTTCGGCGGCGGCGGCGACAATCTGGTACTGAGTCATAATAACCGCATCAAGGTCGGCAAGAGAGGTATCAAATTGGGTTATTTCTTCATCTTCCCCCAAAACCTTAACACCAAAGTTATTCATTAATGCCATCCAGTTTTCCATGGATTGCAAAAACTTTGGTATGTCGGCAGATACTTTGTTAGTGTCAGTTTTAAACACGGTAACACGCTTTGTCATTGCCAGCATGGGTGCTTCATTGGCGGTGCGTTCAGCGGCGTACACGCGCTCTGCTACTTTTTGAGGTACAGGAATGCCGCCGTATAAATAAGTGGGTTTTAATATGTCGGCTAATTTGCCGTTTTTAGCAATAACCAAGTGCGAGCGATGCACGCGCTTACCATTGATAATCCACCAAGCAGGCTCATAAAAGTTTTGTGATGCTGGATTAGTTGAGCCTTCTCTATCAAGTAGTGGCGTTATCCAGTACGGGTCAATTTGCGAAATACCTTTATAACTCCCTTTTTTCACGCCGTCGGGGTTAAATGGCTTTAAATAATAGTCGGGGTCGTCGCTTTCAACGATAAACAAAGCAATGCGAATGCCAAAAATCCGCTTAAATTGCTCGAATTCCACCAACTCTTTCTTTATTCCGTAGCGTAAATCAGCGCGTCTTATCTCGTCAATTATCTTGGGGTCAACGTCATCGCCGTTATTGATTGTTATTTCGTACCCATTGCGGACGGCATCGTTTGCAGGCATCCTGCAAGCTTTATCTACTAGCCAATTTTGAGCAATGATAGCGCATGTCTGATAGCCTATAAATCCTTGATGTGCGTACCAAGATGTTAGCGTCGGGGAAATTGGTTGTCCATAAGCTCCATTATTTGCGGCAATCACCGAAGAAAGATTGCTGGAGTCAATGCCCTGCTCCACTCCATCCATTGCGAATGATTGCCCCTCGCTGGCGGCAACCAAGCTTAAGGCGTTTTTTTGAACAGTTGAAGCGGTGCTCAATATTGAATTCTGTAAAACATCAACGTGGCTTAATATTAAATCATCTTCGCTTTTGCCTATTTTTTGCCCACCATTCCAGCACCAGAAATCTTGTTTTTTATTTGGTTCTGGTATTATTTTAATTTCTGGCTTTTTTTTGAAAAACGAAAACATAAAGCAAAATCCTATTTTATTTATATTAAAATACCATGTTAAGGGTTTAGCGTCAATTTTACATAAAGAAGCCTTTTGATACTTTCTTGCAGGGCATAAACGCCATTACAACCGCATCCGCTAAGTTAGGGGATATTGCCCCGTTAGGTTTTTTATCTACCATTGTTTTCCCATTTTGTGAGTATTTATGAACGGCTTGCGACAATTCCATTTTTAACTGGTGCAAATTAGCTAGTGATGACGGGAGGCTAATTAATTCTGAATGGTCGTATATTGTGCTATCATTAACCGCTTGATATGTTTTGTAAAATCTCGTTCTTAAGTTCCACCATGCTTGAGCCTTTAAGTTCAAGAAAAAATCTTCATTTGTCGGGCTTTGCTTGTCTTTTTCAATGATATTTGCTTTTGGATTTACAGGACTTTCCGACGCATCCCATTTATAAACACCCAGAGTTTGAGGGATTGCCATGTTATTAATTTGGTTCTTGAACCCAGCACCAACCCCGATGCAATCGTAATAAAGCTCACTAACCCCCATTTCTAAACATTGTGGAACGGCTTTTAATGCGGCATCGCCAGCCGCGCCGCCCCATGCGGAAATATACTGTAAAACCGAACCATGGCGAATTGCCAGCGCGTTTTTATCGCCTCCCTCATCTGCCACATCCTGCCCTGCATATTTTATGCCGTCCGCGACAAACCCCAGCTTAATATGAGCGTCAATAGCGGCGTTTACCCATGCAGGCTCTATTATTAGGCGGTCAACGGAGCTGGTGTAGTCGCGGTCAACCTCTTGGGCGAAGAGATGTAACAACCCCTCATCCTCCGCACGTTTGCGGCGTGTGTTGTACCATTCTTGCGTTTTTAGTGGGTGGTCGCGCCAATCAAATATAAATACTCTCGTTTTACCTTTTTCGCTTTGAATGCCTCGTTGCCAAATTTCCCCCGACATGCGGCGGCGATAAAATACGTTTGCAGAACCATTAACGCTGGATATATCTACCTGCACGTTGGTGTTGTCCCCCAAGGCAGCTTCTATGCGTTCGGGACGCTCATAATGTGCCGATTCGTCTTTAAAATAAATTGAAGTACGCCCACCGCGCCCGATATTATCGCCGCTCTCCCCAGTGATTAACGAACCATTAGAAGGATTTATTATTTTCATGTAGGTAGCATGTTGCCGCATATCAAAATTTCTAGGCTTTAAAAATGCAGGTAAATTTTCGATAATCATCCTCATTTTTGGAAAGATTGCCGACATATCCCCAATTTTATCCACAAGGTCTTCCTTGCGAGAACCCCACCCAATCGCTGAACCGTCATGAAATATCCACAACCAAACTGAAAAGGCGCAACAAAGCCAACTAGCCCCCACATCACGGCATTTTTCAACAAGCCCATTTTCACCGGCGCGCCAAAGCTCAACAAGATATTCCACAAACTCTTCTTGCTTTGGGAAAAGAATAAAGGGCATAACCTTGGGAGTTGGTGATTGATTGCGAGGGTCATACGTCACACACCAATCATTTATAAACGCAATAGGGTTGTTTTTATAATAATGCCTAGCACCTGCCAGCATCACATGGTTTTCTTTAATGCGCTGTATGCGGTCTATTCGCTTTTTAAATTCCGCCAAATAGTCGGGATTCCACATTTTATTTTATTGAATCCGCATATAGCTTGGCGGCTTCATCCAAGGAAATATTTGTTAAATCAACTTCTATGGGGTCGCCATTAACGCCGCTAATTTCGGTTCGTGTTAATTTTGGAAGTATATATTCCATAAGCTTCATATTCGCGTCAATCGCCTTTGCAGGGTCAGTAAGCGCAAGTTCCGCTATCCATTCGGGGAATTTTTCTATATTGGTATTTAAAATACCTTGGATAGTGTCGCGTAGTTCGCTAGTAATCTTGTTGCTAGTCCCCTTTTGCCGTCCACCCCATTTTTTACCTGTAGTATTTGCCATAAAAACTATCTAAAACTATTTTAGTTTACGAAGATTAATCTTTTCCGCTTTTTCAAGCATAACCTGTGGGTCAATCCCTGCAAGGTCACAAACCATTATAAAATCAATATTATCTTTTGTAAAGTAAGTTAATGCTTGCTGCTTGCAAAGTTCTTGGGCATTTAATCCTACACCAGCCATCCAAACATTAGTTAAATCACGAATTGAGAGCAATAGGACGGCTAGCCATAAATTGCGCTCTCCGTTCGAGCTTTCGCAATCATTAATCTCATCGCCTATTACTCTTGCTCTTCTTGCCATTCATGCTGAACATTTTGAAAAATTGGTGTTTATTATGTTTAAATCATAATAAACAACTTTACAAGCTAATTTTCTCCACCAGTCCCATCGTCAGCACCACGCTAAACGGTATTTTGAACACTCCGCGCTCCCAGTCGGAGTAACTACGCTCATGAACACCAAACAGGGCGGCGGCTTCTCTTTGCGTTAAGCCCTGTTTGGTTCGCCATTTTTTAAGCTGTTGGGGAGTCATTATTTTATATAACAAAAAGTGCCATGCCTAACCCGCCATTATACCTAAGATTAAACTTATTGCTTGTAGCACCCAATGATTTTATCAAAGTTTGCTCACGAATGCTTAATTTATTAAAATCAACATTCATAAAAGTTTTTGGTCTGCTACCAGCACTAGAAATTCCCGAAATATCTATAGACAATTGATGATTTATAAAAGACATAATATCTACAAATTTTTTTGCTAGTTTCATTTTCGTTAGTCCTTATGTTGTGTTGTTCCCCTTGAAACCAAACATAGCCAATCCCCTACCCTTTGTCAACAAGAAAATGATACTTTCTTGTTTTTATTTTATCGCGCACTCCTTTTCGATAAATTCCATCAAGTCATCAACGGTTTTTATGCAATATTGCCTAGTCTTTTCATTTTCCATATTTAAAATATTAATATATCCGCCATCTTTGGGCTTTTCATAAAAAAACCATTGCACAATGTCATTGCAAATAAACACACCAATCATTTCCAAAAGCGGCTTAATTATCACCCAATCTAAGGCATATTGATTAGAACTCCACTCGTCACCACATCTATCTTTTATCGCTTTGTTTATAAAATCGTGGTCTGATTTCCGTTGCAAAATAGCCTCAACCACAGCTCGGATAGCGTTTATTTCATCTTGTTTCATAAGTCCCTCATATTTGCGCTTTAAAGCGTGTAAATGCGTCAAGCATCACTTTTCTTAGTTTTCCCCAGAACATCGCCCAGCGTTGAAGTTTGCCCCCTCGGCGTGGATGTTTCGGTTATTCCTTCGCCCAATATCCGTAAAAGCTTTTGCTCGGTGCGTTTTAAAAAAAACTGCTTAGTTTTCATTTTCTCCACCAGAACGCCGCTTTTTGGTAGAAAATTGTTCCCTTCGACCTGCAAACGATACTCCGCACAAGCCCAAGCAATCGAGAAAAAACTGTAATCTTTCAAATCCTTAATGTAATCAAGTAAGATGTGTTTATAATCATTTTCGCTCTTGTACTGCATACCACAGTGCAGGCTTAACCGCTTTAAGCATATTGCTATTTGGTCAGGCGTGGCAGGTTTTAGCTGTTTTTGTACGCTTTCCAGTGCAACTTTCGCATCAATTTTGGCTTGTTCTGATTGCGGAACTGGTCGCATTTGAAAGCTATTACTTGCAGTATGTATTTTAAAATCAACCACTTTCCCATCTTTGAATATACAATTATCCAGCCAATCAATACGGGAGTCCGTCAACAGGGTTTGCAAGGGTTTGCTGAAATCCTGACGTGACATTATCGTGAACCGTTCGGGGTCTATTGTCGTAAGTTCTTGAGTTTCCATAATTCCCTCCGTTGTTTTGTTTTTGTCGTCTAATCCAATTCCGCCAAGTTGCGAACCAATCCGCTTTCAATTCGCCATTGGAACGCCAATAATCCCCGAACTCTTCAAAAATTTTATGTGGGTCTAGGTCGGGTCTTTCTGTGTTGCAAAAATAAATCCAGTTGTCGGGGATGGATGGCGTGGCAAAAATTGTTTTTTTTGCTTTAGTTTTTTTTATATTCTTATCTTCTTTAGTTTCTTTTATTTCTTTAGTAGTGGACGTTTGCTGGACATCCGTTGGACATCCGTTGGACATCCGTTGGACATCTGGCTGGACGTTTACCTGCCACTTATTCCAGTTACATATTGTAATTAAAGTGTAATTATTGGTTGTTTGGCTGGTCACTTCGTTGGTCGTTTTTAGCTTATCTAGTGACAACCTAACCTGCCTCTCGGATAAACCAGTTTCATCAACTAGCTTGTTTCTTGAGGTTAAAATCTGCCCAGCCCCTATTATAATTCCATGCCATTTTTTAGGCTCATAGTTTACCCTTAGCAACAAATGCAAGAATAGACGGCATACGTTTATATCGTCATACCATTCCCACTCTAGCATTTGCCTATGAATTTTTATAAAGCCGTAATCCATAAAAAACCGTTATTTTATATTAATGTGGGTTGATTTAAATCAAACAATCCTATGCTCTCTAATTGAGCTGATTCGATGTTTTTTAATGCCTGATTAAAATAGCTTTCTTTTAATTCGCATCCAATAAACCTACGCCCCTTTGTTAATGCAACATACCCTTCACTGCCAATGCCCATAAATGGCGATAGGACAATATCATCAGGGTTACTCCATAAGTCCATAGCACGTTCAATAACCTGTAACTGTAATGGGCATATATGGCGTTCGTCATCGTGGTCACGGGCAGACCGATATTGCAGAGTTTTGCTTGGGTTGATATCTGTCCATATTGGCGAGGCATATTTTTGCCAAATAGAAACAGGAAAACTCTCATTTGTATGGGTTATAGGTTCTTTATTTTCCCCTAGTTTACGCATTGTGACAAGATAGTCAGGTACTCCTTGCCGGCTCATCGCCGAGTCTTTTTTTATCTGCTTATGCAACAATCCTAAAGCCTTAGTGCGCTGCATAGCAATAACAGGGTCTTTCCATATACAGACTTCGCTATGGTAAACAAATCCTGCTTTTTCATAAGCGCGAATTATATCGCCTCGAAAATCTCGCAATCCGGTAAATCCATCTCGTTGCTTGCTTGTTGGTAAATTCATGCAATGGATGCTTACTAATCTTCCAGATTTTAAAATTCTGAACTGTTGTTCAATCAAGAATTGGTAATGCTCCCAAAATTCACCATAAGTTTTACAATTTCCTAAATCTCTATCAGAATTTGAGTATGTATAAAGCGAAGCAAAAGGCGGAGAGAATATTTGAAAATGTACGCTTTCATTTGGCAATGCCGCCAAAACCTCACAACTATCACCATGATATAAAGTATATTTATCGGTAACTTTTTGATTAAAAACTTGCATAATGTAGTCCTTTTTGGTTAAAATTTTGGTAAAATTATAGATTGTTTTGGGTTATAAATGGTCTGTGATTTTGATGTTGCATGTATCTCTTCATTCTGAAAATCATGCATATTAGTCAACATCATATCTCGCATTTGCATCGCTTGCGATTCTTTTCTTTGAATGTTAGATAGTACATTCCCCTCCGTTTCTGAAATAATAATATGAACATTTACATTGTTCTTCTGCCCAAAACGATAACATCGCCTAACCGCCTGATAAAACTGTTCGTAAGAATCTGACAATCCAATAAATGCCATATTATGGCAAATCTGCCAATTCATGCCAAAACCTGCAATTTTTGGCTTTGTGACAATTCTTTTGATGTTACCATGTGAAAAATCTAGTAACATTTTTTCTTTTTTTTCTGGCGCATCGCTGCCAGTTATTTCATAACAACCATCAACTAATCTTTTAATTGATTGTGACTCCCCATTCCTATCGCACCAAACTAAAAAACTACCATTGCAATTATTTACTATTTCCGCGCCTTTTTCACTTCGTGCATCAATGGTCATACTTCTTGCTTTAATACGCTCTTGCAATGATGATGCTTGCATCGGAAAAAGATATTCACCTCCATCATATTCAGCTTTAACAATATGCTGAATATAATTTATTTCTGGTAGCAAAAAACCATCGTCTGAATATCCCAAGTCACTGGGTTTTGTTATCATAACAGCCCAAGAGCATACCCATCGCCAATAATCATGTTGAGCGTGATATTTTATGCGCCATTTTGAAGTTTCACCACCATCATGAACAAAAAACATAGACAGCATTTCTTCGCGAGTCATTGCCCCTATAAATTCTGCATGATTTCCCAGTTCCATAAAGTCATTCGGGCTAGGCGTTGCTGTACACGCTAGTTTAAATGGCGTTTGTTGGAATAAATCCATTACTTGCTGGCGTATTTTCCCAGAAAAATTTTTGATAATACTTGATTCATCAAGAACCACTCCACCAATATCAAAAGTGTTTACTTTGTGTAAATTTTCATAATTAGTTATTAATATGCCTTTTTTCTCTGCTGAATAATAATCAACTATAATATCAAGCTTTAAAGCTTCTTCTATTGTTTGTGCAGAAACAGCAAGAGGAGCGAGAATAACAACAGTTTTTCCCGTATGTTCAAAAACATTTTTTGCCCATTCAAGTTGCATAAATGTTTTTCCCATACCGCAATCTGCAAAAATCGCCGCCCTTCCCTTTTTTAAAGCCCAAGCAACAATATCTTTTTGATAGTCGAAAAGCATATTATTAATGGAGAAATCATTAATTCCGTTATAGTTAAAAACCAACTTTTTTGATTGTAAAAATTCATTATATCGCACATTTAAGTCCTTTCATTAAACCCATCGATTACCTATTTTAAGTAAGGTTGCAACTCTGGCAAATTAACCAGAATAACATCTAACTGCTTATTTATGCTGCGCTTCTCTTTTTCTGCTAAAATTTTTAGTGCTAAGGCGGCTTCATTAGAAACGTAAACCGCCTTCAAAACTGGCTTTCCCATATAATCCTCTTTTTAATTTAAAATATGTCATTTTTGTTGTTGACTTAAATACGATATATGCTTAAATTAAACTTGTCAATCACGAATTGACGGAAAAAGAAAGGACTGGAAAATGACGAAAAACCTAAGCGCAGTAGCGTACTGTGATGCAGATATTCTGGCTGCTGGGGCATTTTTATTGAGCCGATTAAAAGCTAATAATGAACCTGAATATAATAGATTTATGCAAAAGATTTCTGAAAGAAGGAAAGATGGCTTTAATGAAAAGAAAGGACTGGAAAATGAAAATAGAACCCATCAAATACGGAACGCCTGAATGGTATAACTTCCGCAAAAGTGGCGTTGGTGGTAGCGAGGTTGCCGCTGCTTTGGGGTTGTCAAAATGGAAAACCCCCTATCAGTTATGGCTTGAAAAAACCACGGATATTGAGCCGCTAGATGATAACTGGAA